TTTAATTGAGCTCCCCAGTTCTCAGCTACAGTATAGCTTTGTTGATCCATGTGATCATCATATGGTGTTGTATGATTACCCATATAAAATGGGCTGAACGTCATCGTCGCGCCGTTGCACGAGATGTTTGGACCGATAATTTGTCTACTAGGAGCTCCATTATTTTGGAATTGGACTGCTTGATTTGTAACATTTCCCGTAGCTGCTGCGACGGGATTTGAAGTGTTGTTCGTTTCTCCTTCTTCTGCATAAACAGGTGCTCCTATTGTGAGAATACTGATAAGGATACCGTAGTAGCAGTAGTTTCGATAGTTCTTTCTATCTCTGTTACTTCGAGTACCTGACTGGCTGCTCTTGTTACTATTTCTAGTGAGAAGTCTGAACCAGCTGTTGTCATGTTGAATACCGAGTCTGAATCCGCTATACCACCTGACGAGGTTGAGGTATGGGTTATATTGTCCCCAGACCATTTGTTTAACGCGGAACCATAAGTGGTGGTGGTTATTTCTTCCGTGACTTCTTGGGTGGTAGTTGTTGTTGAGTTCATACTTCCCTGTGTAAACTGGGGAGTTACTAACTCTGCTCTTGCCACCGTGGGTGTTACCAGCATTAAGAGTAATAACCATTTTTTCATTCTTCTTTCTTTTTAGCCATAGGACAATTGACGGGTGAGCCTTTATCTTTAGAATTACCAGTGGACAAGCCAAAAGTGGCTAATGCACCCGTAAACACCGATGCCACGAACGTGATATCTGAGTTACCAGCTTTCTTTATCATAGGTAACTCTATGTAATTCATTGTTATTATGAAACCACTCCAGACAACAACGCCAAGTCTAACGAATGTTCCAAGGATCTGGATTTGGTGTTCTTGATCCTCTGCAGCATCTTTCAGCTTTCCGAGGAGTCCTTTTTTTTCTTCCGGTTTTCCTTCCATTTATTGACTTTACCTTGTAGGAATTTCTGGATTTTTTTCTTAATACCTTTAGATACAGGTTCAGCAAAGGTAGTTACAACTACGGCTGATACTGCTGCATAAGATGCTACAGCCACTACTTCTACAGTAGGGACAGGTAACTGTATGTCTATTACAGGTATCTTTAATTTTGGTGGTTCAGGTTGTTCTGTCTTCTCTTCTTTCTCCTCTGCCTTCTCTGTGCCCTCAGGACGTTCCAAATCAGCTGGGGGGATGACTATAGGGCGGAAGGCAGGAACGTCTGCTGTAGGCTGCCTCAGGTACATCTGAGGGATGTCCAGAGGTTTGGGTAGGTTAGGGCGTGGGAGATTAATTGACATTAAGATTTATTAGCTATTAAATCTGCTTTCCATGCATTCTTTACATCTGTAGTCCAGACTGCTGCACAAACATCTTTAACAACTTGTGGTTTACTAGATACATCTGTTTCTACAAGATTATCACTTGCATCTAAATCACCACAAATTAAACATTCTCTATGGAAAGTTCTACCTACTTCTTTATTATCTTTCAATACGATGTCAGCTCTCCTGACTTGTACATGGTTAAAAGGTGGAATTACCTCAACTTTGTATTCTTGTTTTTCTGTAAACGCCATTAGGATTTCTATGATAAGTTAAACTGTTTTAGGCTATAGTATAAGTACCTGATACCCATAAATTAGAAGAGGTTTTATTGGATATATCTGAATGCTGGAAATTCGATGTACCTCCACTAGGGGTTTGATATTGTATGTACCAGTTATTATTAGTTTCAAGATGCATAACTACAGGACTTGAACCAAAGTGAGTTAATTGTGTTGAAAATATTGTTTTAACTCTTGGTGCAGCAAAAGGCCGTACATTCATTATTATAGGTTGCCCTGAAGTATCATCAGACCAAGTATGGATCTTAAAGCTTACATGTACTAAATTACCAACTTTTACATAATAACCTTCAGATGAAACTGTTCCTGTAACAACAGAAGGTGTCCACGTACCACATTCATAGTCATCTAAGAGATTTTCAGCTGCAGTAACTGAACTTCCAGCACCAACAGCACTGAAGTCAATACCGTGTCCAGATGTTGCTATTACTAAGTCACCATCAGCAACAGTAAAGTTATTAGTACCGGAAGTTGTAGTAGGATCTGTACTTATAGTAGTAAAAGATGGTTCAGCTCCAGCTCCAGCAGAAGTTAAGACTTGACCAGCAGTACCTGGCCCGATTGCTTTTGGTTCTCCATTAGCATCATATGTAATTATTTGCCCATCTGTGCCATGAGCCATCATGGCTAGTGTTACTGCATTATCTGTTAATTCAACAGGTAATCCGCTCCAAACTGGTTCAGCTCCTGCTCCTTGTGAGGTTAAGACTTGACCACCACTACCTGGTCCTACTGCTTTAGGGTTACCTGATGCATCATAAGTAATGATTTGACCATCAGTCCCTGATGCTTGTTTAGCAAGAGTTACAGCATCATCAGCTATACCACTTGTTTTTACTTGTGTTAATGCCATTAATCTGCTGCCTCCGGTGTATTACCTGCTGCTTTCCATTCAAGAAATTCAGCATAATCTGTATTACCTTCTGAAAAAGGGATATCTAAAGAATAAGATGTACAGTCTTTAGTGACCGCAACTTCACGGCCTTCATCATCTTTTATTAATTTATAAAGTGCCATAGTTAAAGCTCCGCTGACCAACCGATGCGAGCACCGGAATTAAAACACACTGCATAGATTGACATTCCATTATCATCTGAACCGAATGCATCTATTGCTGTACATTTGAGTTCAAAAAACTCCTTCCAAGAACCTTGAAGAGTCCAATCGCTAGTTGTGTTAACACCGGCTACAACTTGTATTCTAAACCAAGCGGTACCTACAACTTTATAAAGACTTGGCGAAGCCCTCATTGGAACATTAAAAGTACCTCTAAATCTACAATCTTTAGTATCTTTATTCCATACCAGACCTTGCATAAAAGGCTGTCTACCTTTGTCATCTGAATAAGTATCAGTAGATGGATCAACGATCATCTGGAAATATCGTTTGCAGCGGATAATCTCATCTGCATAGCTCCTGTGTTCAAAGTCAGTAGCTTTATCTCCTACTTCTAATTGAACGCCTGTAATAGCAAATGTTGCATCATCTGTTGTCCACCAAGTAGCAGTATTCGCAGGGAATCTTGTACCTGATGCATAAGCAGCCCAAGTATTTAATGTTGGTGTTGCTGAATAATCAGTACCTCCAAATGGCCATATATCAAGAATAGCTGCCCTAGCAACGCTATTAGTATCTGTATCTGTATCAAACTGAACATTCGCATTCCCTGGAATGGTCTTCGTTATTTTTGTCCAAGTGTTAGCAGATAAAGTACCTGTTTCAAATGGATATAATTGACCTGTACCATCTTCAGTTCTGAGATATCCATAGAAATTTTGAGCAACACTAGACCTTACCCAAAAAGATAAGGTTATATAACTACTAGCAGATGTGTAATCCCAACCTGAACAACCTAAAGTCTGAGCTTCAAATCTTTGAGATATAATCAGATAGTCATCTGCATCTGTGCTTGTTTGATTACCATTCGTGACTTTAAGTGCATGTCTAAACCCTTTCTCCCATGGACCAGTGTCACTAGATGTTAAATCCTGTTTAGAGAAAGTTGGATCTTCGTTTTCACCACCATAAGAAGTCTTCCACATATCAGCTGTAGAATAACCGTCTGTAGTAGATGAGGTGCCATGCTGCCAAACTTGCATAGCACCGTTAATTATTAAATTGCGATTACTTAAGTTATTAGTAACTTTTGCCGTACACGTTCCATCAGAAGCAAGAGTAATAGCATCACTTGTTGCAGTAGAATGGCGTATTGTATTTACTTTTAATGTGCTCATAATGTTACCTCACAAACCATAGTTCTACAGTTGAACTTTTATCTTTCATCTTAATCCAGCTACTAGCGACAGGCTGCCCCTTAGTAATAGGAGTTTGACCTAATAAACCTACACAATTCCATTCAGCTCTTTCTGATCTAGGAACATAAGTCTTAGATGGATCATAATCTGGATTTAATCTTGGCCTAGGTCTTGTCTCTTCAACTGCATCACTAGGAATGGTTACACCTGTAGGAGGTCTATCTTTCCAGCATTGTTTATGCTCTTCATTTTCTTCCCAAGTACAGAAGATTGCATTATCTGTTAGTGCTCCGTCGTAATCATCTGTTAAATACTTTCCAGACCACTTTAATTCCGCTGTTGCTCCAACAATAGAAGTACCACTTGTTTTAGGTCTTATAACTCCAATAGGTGTTTCAGAATCTGTAGCAGCTCTTACCTTCCCATTCTCTAAAACAACAGTAGTTCCTACAGGAATAGCAGAGCCATCTGTTGATTCAAAGTATTCTGCATAGTCAGCTCCTCCAGTATGATAACTTCCATCAATTCTTATATCTCCAACCGCCTCAAACTTAATACAATTGTCAGTGTTAGGAACATCTTGAATTATCAAGTTTGTACTATTAGTATAAAAATCTAATGTATTTGTCGAGACGTCAAACCATCTGAGATATGAGGCTCCTCCTGATTTCAATCTTACATTTGACTTAAATTCAGTTTCAGTAGAAGTTGAGAATCTTGCAAGCTCAACACTATCTACATAAACCCTAACTTTGCTTCCACCTTTGTCTTCATCGTCATCAGCTCTTAAATCTAAATCACCCCCAGCTCCATCAATATTACATTTAGCTGCTCCACTTGTGTCTGTATCTTGAAATTTTAGAGTTGGAGTAGTGTTGGCTATAAATAAGGTTGTCCCATCGTAAGTAAGAGTTGACTCACCTTGTATAGCATTAGCACCTGTAACGGTACAAACAGTATTGTCAGTCGATCCGGTTAATGCTGCCCCACCAGCAACAGTAGCGAAACTAAGGGTACCTGAACCATCGGTTTTTAAATATTGTCCTGAGGTGCCATCAGCTGCAGGCAAACGCCAACTAGGAGTTGCGTCTGAGCTAGCTGGACCCTTAAGTGAAGATGTTCCAGATCCTGAGTCTGCTTTTAATTTTATTTCTGCCATTAGGATTTAGGATATTTATCTTTAGTTTTTTTAATGGTTGCTTTCCAAGCATCTATACCGTTATGGTATATATCATCCAACTGATCGACCACAGAAGGGTATTCGGCTGCTCTATCTCTTTGGTATTTTGCTGCTGCATATTCAGCATCTAAGGTTGTTCTGGCTTCTGTAACTTTACTATCTTCAATAGTTACTTTATTACCAGAGGCGTCGAAACAACCTTTCTTTTCATAAATTGCTACCACTTGTGGGTAGGCTTTAATAATTGCTTCACTATCCATCATTAACAGTCCCCACTTCATAAACAACCATTGTTGACTTCCAAGTACTTGTACTTGAACCTACAGCCGTCGTACTACCATTGTCATCAAATTCAACAAGAAAAGTAGTTGCACTTCCTGTACTATATGATTGATCTATAAACCACGTTGCTTGGAA